TTTTAAGTTGCACTATTTAGTGCAGGATTGGGCCAGCGCCCCTACGCTCCAAATCGAACTGACTTAACGCGGAGATTTGTACTGTCGTAACCTTGCATCTGAGCGACCTTCGCCCGTCCAAGTTCACGATCAAATAATTGCCTGTAATACATTGCACGATTAGGGTCATACCATTCGGTATTGGCCATCATGCACAGAAAGTGTTTCGCCCCTGTCTCAATAGCAGTGCGCCACCGAACACCTAGCTCATAAGGAATACTGGTCGCATCCTGCTTAGGCTTTAATGCCATTCGACATTCAAGTTCTTCAGATATATTAGGGATAGGGTACATTCGGGTAGTCTGTATACCGTCTGTAGAATAGTAGTTGGGGGTGCTCCAGCGAGTTTGGTCTTCAACATCGCCTTGCTCTTGTGACATCTTACGAACTGTAATGGGTGTTAATTCCACTCCCTTCCTAGAAATAGAAATAAGCTGAACCAGCTCTGCATTTCTTGGAACAGGAAGGTCATGCTCTATCTCACCAACTTCAGTATCTAATGTGTCTTCTGTTTGTTCCCAAATAAGGGTTCGCTCACACAACTCAGAAGTTGCTCTGCGTAAGGAATGTATAATAGTGAATGATGGTGCGCCCTGAATCTCAACCACTACATCAGGAACAAGAGTCTCTAACTTTATATCAGCCATGGGTATTCCTAAGAGTTAACTGTGTCTGCGCCTTGGGCAGATCGCATCTGTGCGTTAGAGCCATCAATCCTTGTCTTCACACCTAATGAAGATCCAAATGCAGATAAGTGTGCATTGGAGCGAACAGCATTCGCAGCAAATTCCGCATCCTTGCTGTAAGCCCTGTAGAGAATAAAATCCAACAAAGCATTAGCGTAAATGTCATCTAGACTGATCATTGTGGTGGAGGCACTGGCTGTAAAAGTTTCATCTGCATTTACTATGGAAACTTTATCTGGGACAGTGGAATAAATTATTTCAATTCGAGACAGGGAATTGGGTCTAGGGAATAAGTAAAAAACTTTTGGATCTCTCTCGTCATACACAAAGTGTTCTGTGTTTACGCTAGGAGTCGCGTTATGCCAAGCTGGAACTCCATCATCTAAGATGGATCTTTGAATTAACCGAATCGCTTTATAAGTCGATGTTGCAGCAGTATTACGAATAACTTCGATTAACCTTAGACCTGTTGTAGGTATAGTCTGCTTAGATGATTCGGATACAGGAGTAAACTCTTCATTCACTGTCTTTGCATCAGGTCTATACAGTACAACTGCATACTGGGCATCATTTAACCAAGCCTGCAATTCAGAGTTTTGCCACCGCGTTCCCACCGAGCTAGTGTCCTGCAAGACGATCTTTGCTCTATCAATAATATCTTTGGCTAACGTGACGGCCATGAGAAAACTCCTAAGTTAATTTTCCGCTTGCATCACAAGCAAGCCAATCAGGATTGCTTTCGCCCCAAGGGATTTCTGGGTAAGCATTTCCATCCATAGGATTGCGAACAAATTTAATAGCTGAAGCTTTAGGTACTACAACCTTTGTCTTAGCGGGTTCTTTAACGGCAATGCCCAAAGAGTCTTCAATCATCTTTGTTGCGTCTGCACGTATGTCTGAAATCTTTCCTCGCTTATCTATGTCGATGGAAAAATGAGTTAGGATAAAGGCCTCGATTTGGTCTTTATTCATTAATGAGATCTTGTCTAAATCTTTTTTAGACACAGTAGGTTCTGCCTTTAGCTTGTCGCCTTGAGCCATGAGATTCTCCAGATAATAAAATCCCCCCGCCCCAGATTGGGGAGAGGGGTACTAGTCCTAAGTTGGACTACTGTTTAGCGTTAAACACCCTGCTTAGCGTTAAGCAGAACACCAGCCGTAGGCTGGACTACTTTATAGCCATAGACCTTTAAGCCACGAACAGCATCACCGAAGCGTGATTCAAGGCGTAAGGTTTCAGTCTTAACAAACTGGCTAGCAAAGGTTGCATAGTGCGTAGTACCTGCAAGGATCTTATACTGAGCATCAGCGTCAGCTGCTAAAGCAACTGCGGCATCGTCACCACGGATGGGGACGCTGTTAGACTGATAGATTGTGAAACGATCAATGATGCCTAACTTTCCGTTACGCGCAATCGAGGTAGAATCACCTGATTGGTTAGCGTTCTGAAGGTCGGACTTCTTGATCATTGAACAGATCCAAGGTGGGAGAACTAACCAGCGTCCTGTTTCAGCAATATCAGCTTCGTCCAACTTGTTACCCATATCAATGATATGATCAATAACGTTAGCCTTAGTGATCTGCTGAGCAAGAGTATGAGTAGCTCCGCCAATGATATTGCCAGCAGCAACGCCACTGTAAATACCACCTAACACATCGGTATCAACTGCAATCTTCATACGCTCACCAGCGTCACGAGTTGCCTCGTTGACTAGTGGAATATCAGACTGAGCTGCCAGTACATCGTCAACCTTGAACTTAAAGATCTTAGCTTTGTCGATGGTTAATTCAACCAAAGTATCGCTTAGATCATCATAGCTAGTGATTGGCGTTGCAGCAGCTGGATCGTAATCTGAAATACCTACAACGGGAGTGTTGCGGATATTTACCTTACTACCTTGGCCAGAAATTTCGCCTTGGTAGTCTGTGTTACAGATCGCGTCCAACACTGTGGTTTTGTAAAAGTTTACAAGTAATTTCTTACTCCAAACTTCAGGGATAAAGCGGCCGCCTGAGCCGTTTGCAAATGGAAGTGCCATAATAATATTCCTAACAAATATAAAAAGATTTGCGAGCTAGGAAATTTTTCTCTAACTCGTTGTTAGAGCTGGCCAGCCATCATTTGTGCGTCAATTTCTTCAGCGTTTTTTTCGTACTCGCTGAAACTCATCTTTGCAATCTGATCCCTCGTAAATCGAGGTTGGCTGTTACCAGCCCCCGGATTGGAACGAACAGTAGAAACAGTCGGATCAGCCGCCTGTCGCGCATCGTCCAAAATTTGCTGTTCACGACTTACCTTTGTATTAGAGGTCAGCCCTACAGCAGTCTTGTACGAAGAAAGTAACCAAATTACATCGCTAGCTTCACCAGTTTGAAGAAACTCTTGAACACGTTGTGGTTGACGCTGCACCCAGCCTTGAAAGTCAGGTGTATTAGAAACTTCAAACGCATCAGCATGGGCTTCGAGAATAGTTTTCTCATGCACTGCTTGTGCTGTTTTCTTCTCTGCTTTCTTTGATGAACTTTCCATCGCTTTAAGCTTTCTATCTAAAGAAGAGATCGTTTCAGATTGAGATTTGATACGACTCACAATGGGGTCGAAGTCCTCTCCATAGTCCTCACTGAATGTATCTAGCGAGTCGCTATTTCCAGTCGAATCCGACTGAACATTCGCAGGATCTGGGAGTGTCTGCTGAGTATTCACAACTTGAGCAAACTGTGCTTTCAGTGTGGCTACATCAGAAGCTAAGGCTTCGTTTTGTTTGCGAAGATCTGCTGCCTCCATAGAGGATTGCGTCATCTTCTTGCGAGCGTGTTCATATGAGGCTTGAGCATTCTTAATTCGCTCTTCCGCATTCTCAACCGTCATCCCATCGGCTACAAATGGCTCAGAATTGTCCTCTGCGTTCAGCTCTGGAGCTTCGGCTTCGGGTTCTTCAACAATTTCTGCTTCTTGGGCTTGTTGTGGTTCAAGTTCAGCCTCAGCTTCCGCTTCAGCTTGGTTAGCTTCAGATTCCTTATCCGTTTCAGGGGTCTCATAGGCAAGTTTTAAAGTTTCTTCGGCTTCTTGTTCTAGCCGTTGCATTGTTTCGGGGGTCATTACCTTCTCCGTTGATGGGTTTCAGGGCTGATTGCAACCTTGTCCGTTTCTGGGGGCTTTAATTCAGGGATTCCTTCACCCGCTCCAAATCAGTCGGGGCTTTTACACTTATCCGACCATCTAAAAGCTATCTCGCTATGGTTTTGTTAGCTGTCTCACTTAAGGACAACACCATACGAAAGGCACCTATAGTGCCTTGAAGAACCCGCACTCTATCCAAGCTGAGTAGCGGATCTTCTAATTCTTCTGCCGCCAAATCGCATCGGCGGCCTATGTAATTCATCATGAGTGTGTATTCGTGGGGCATCCTGTTAGATAACCCGACTACTGCTTCCACTTCTTCTATAGAAAGCTGCGCCCTTGGCGTTGCAGTGGCCATATACTCAATCCTTTTCAAGCAACCCATACTCAGTTGCCACTAATCGGATATAGTTCTCACTAATACCAAGGTGGGCCGCAAATGGATTGTGTGTTCGTCTGATAAAGCGAAGAGCGTCAGCCGATTTGTATCGGTCTACACACCCTAAGTCTGAAATTGCTTGCCTGATCACCGCTAAGAACAATCGTTCCTCTGGGTAATTCTGTGGCACAAGGTTTGAAATCTGTTCCGCAGCTAAATATGCCCTAACTTTAATGGGAACATCACCAAAACGATCAGGATCTCCATCTATCCGCTTAAACCAAAGATCTAAGCGAGGTTGTCTCATTTTACTGATCAAACCCTGTAGGGGATTTACCTAGTTGAATATCTTGTCGGGTCTGTTCAGCGTAGGCAAAGTCTCTAGCAGCTTCAGCCTCCCGTTCCATAGGTAATGTTTGAGCATCAACCATAGATCTTTGAGAGTCTGCCATGGCTTGCTGGGCTTGCGCTTGAGCCTTGGCTGTTTGAGCCTGTACTCGCTGCATTTCCATCTCGTAAGCGGCTTCTTGCTTCTGCATTTCCTTAGCGCCTTCTTCTTTCTGCTGCGCTTCGTCTTGCTCACTCATTTCTGGAACCATTTTGTCTGGATCAAGGTCGAGTGACTTAGCAACTTCTTTAATTAGTTCCCTACGCTCAGTTAAACGAATGTCTACAGGGTTAGCAGTCATCTGCATGAACTGAATGAGGCGCTGACTACGTACTTCTTTGGCAATCAGAGCAGTTGAACCAGCAGCGACTATGTTCATGTCACCTTTGATTGATTCATCGACACACCAACGCATGTTCCAGTGGTACATAGAAGTAATAAGAGGTGTTGTGGCGTAATCATCAATGTTCTTGATTACTGACTTCATCGCTATGCTGGCAGCACCCATTAACATGGACATGCCCGATGCAGTCTTAGTCATTCCGGGAGTATGTTGGCCGTGACTATATGAAGGCATAGACGTTTCTTCATCAGCAAAGCGCCTGAACAACTCAATAACTGTAGTGAGATGCGCTGACACATTCTGGGGTTGGTAGAAACGAAGCATAGGAGTCCCTGCATCACCTCCTTCTCTTAACCATATTTTCCAAGGATGAATGTCCGTAACGTCAGAACCAGGTGCAATCATGGATGTGTTTACTTCCACCTGTGGGCCTGATGAAATCGCTTGATTATCTATAAATATTCGTACTGCCGCGTTTATAGTAGCTTGAGAGTCCCGCATCATCTTAGGTACGCCAATACCCCACAACTGGTGAGGTGTTCTTTCGTACGGAAAGAGATGATAAGGTGTTGACTGAGCACTAATTGGGTTCAGTCGTGCACGAATTACTTCGTTGTCTGAGAACCACACATTAGCTTCGTACTCTACTTCAGGATCTTCAACTTCTAATCCAGCTGTAATTAAATCATGGCCATCAACAAGTCCCCAAAACTCTAAAACCTCAAATCGGTCTGAGCTATGGGATAAGTTATGTCCAGCAATCTGTCTGCGCTCTAACTCATGATGAAGTTCCAAATGGTTTCCGTCTGGATTTCTTGAGATAGTGTTGGCAATCGCATCAGAAAGAAAACCGTCTGTGGTTTTTAACTTTCGGAATTGATGCTTGGTCATAACGTGGCGATGGAAAATTCCTGAAAAGGAATCCAGCGCTTTTGAATGTGGGTCAGGATACAAATCAAATATTGAAACGTGTTCTACATTTGGTTTAGGTGTTTCTTTCGATGAAGTTACCCAAGCACCTGTCTCGTCTTGCATCCATCGTTGTGTTTTGTCCATCCGAACAGTCGCACCTTTGATAGCACCAGTACCAACAATACAAGCTTCCATAATGGAGGATTTGTAAACTGATTCGTACTTAGCTTCTAGCAACTGATCTTTAATTTTCTCTTGCATCCGTTCACTACGGACTTTGGCTTCTTTCTTTAAGTCTGCTTTCATTCCATCAAGGATTTCCTTGACGCGAGCTTCCACTAAATCTGCTGGTAACTCTTGAATGGGTGTACCTTGTTGCTCCATCTGCTGCATTAGCTGCATCACTTCCATGATAGCTTGCTGCTTCATCTCAGATTCAGTAGGCCCATCGAATAAATCAGGGATTGGTGTAGGGCTAACGCTCCAAGGATGGTCACTTCCGTTGGGAAACAGTAGATCAATGATACGACCATACGCAGCCATGGTTTTTTCACGGGTAAGACGGACATAAATCTGTGAACGATTGGGGTCACTGTCTAAAGCGGCCTGTGTTGTGCTGTCATATAGTGCAGAAAAGGCACGAAGGTCTTCAATCCAATCTTTTTCAATATCAGTTCGGGCTTGGCTCCACTCATCAAAGCGTAATTTTAGCTTGCTGACTAAGTTACGGGCGACAGGAGACTCTTCTTTCTGCTCTTGCGGCTCACTTCTATCAATTTGCACTAGCATTTAATAACCCACACCCGCTTGAGCGGCTTTATATTGTCTTAGATTAACGATTGTATTGGCATAACTACGCGGCATTCTTCTATACATCTCTGCTGCAATGGCATATGACATAACTCTGTCATCAAAGTACCCTGCCCTAGCGTTGGTTGATCCGTTTGCGGCTACAATATAGGTTTCCATCTCGCTAACAGTGTCTTCACAAACAATTCCACTGTCCTCATCTCTAACAAGGCTAGCTAAATTGTCTATGATTAATGGTTTAGAGCGGCTGGTGGTTAACCAACCCAGTTTCTTGAACTGCTTTCCGTCATATTCGCGCTCAAGTTCTTCTTGAATGTAGATATTTGGATAGCCTTTATTCTTTAAGATGGTTAGCGTGGTCAATCCGTGGTTGTTTCTTTCTACACCCATGAATGCTTTGCGGTATAGCATGCCTAAAGCGTACAAGAGGTCTCCAAAATGATCAGGAGAGATCTTTCCATGCCATTGCGCCACTTGGTTGCCGTCCTCGTCTAGCACGTCAGCGCAAGAGAAGTCTCCTTTCTCAAGGCCTTCAGCAACGTCAGCTCCAATAACATAACGCCTGTTAGTTTTGGGTAAATCCCACACCTTCAGGCAACCATCTTGCTTTTCTATCAGCTCAGCCGTATTGATGTTTATGTCAGCAATAATCTTAGCTGAGTAACACTCATCCCTTGCAGCCATTAACCAAGTTGCTGGGAATACAGTGCGACCTGAAGAGATGAACGCTTCGTTGGCGGTCATCGGATATTCTTGACGGAACAGATCTTCTGAACGCAATTCGTAAATCTTGTTCCTACGCCAAAACATTTGTTCGTCTGTTAAGTCGTAGGTCTTTTGTATTTGAATTTCATCTGAGGTTAGTTCCAAAGATGAGGGAGCCATCATTTGGTACTCTGGTTGCCAGAACCAAGGCACAAATATTAATCTGTACTGGCCTTCGCCACGCTGAGCCGTCTGAACCATGTCGTAGAAAACACCACCGACTCCGTTGGCTGTAGACTCAAGGATTACCTCAGTGTCATCTTCCAAAGGAACGGCCTGTAAAATACCAGCCAAGTGTTCCTCACCATTAGGCCAGAAGCCAACCTCGCTCCCATGAAAATACTGTAAGGTTTGTGATCGACCTACAGCTTTGTTACCAGCAGTACCCACTTTGTAACCTGAATCCAACTTGTCGAACACTAATTCTTTAGCGTTGGAGCTGGACACTGACGGCCTAAATGGATTGCCCTCATGGTAACGTCTAACCATGTCAAATAAGTTTGATGTGGCCTCATGCTCATGTGTGAGGATGAACGCTCTCTTACCTTTGCTCTGACTTACCTTATGGTAAAGTCTAGCCTCAGCGTAGGTACTACACCCTTGCTGACGGCCTTTTAGTATTAGTACTCTGACTCTTCCGATCTCAGACTTTTGCTCTTCAATCTTCTGATGAATATACATCTGAGCTTTGTTTAATTTAAAGCG